ATCAGGGCTCGCATTACTTAGATCCTAGGCCGTACTGCTTTTCGCTTGGCTGCAGGGCTTTAAGTAGAGGACCGATTAAGCCTGCAATAAAAGCATTAGCTAGTACTTTAGGATCTGTAATACCGGACATATAAAGCGCCGCGGCGCTTGCTAAAGCTGCTCGAACGTATGACTTACTGGCAGAGATTAATTGCTCTTTCATTATTACTCCCAAGTGCCCTTAAGGATTTAGATAATTATAAACCTAAACTCTCGATTAAGGCTTTAGCCTTGACGGGTGATATTTCTACCTCCCAGTGCATCTCATCGGCTCGGCTCTTAAAATCGCCGCCCCACTTTAGGCCGTACTTTTTAGATAGGGCTCGGATCATCGGTACTTTTTCAGCCGGAAAAGTTCCCACTTTACCTAAAGGGTGCTTAGTAGCGTTTAGATCGATCGCCGTACCGGATGAGTGGCAGGATAATTTATCAGTCGTACCGCGTACCATCCTAAAAGCGTAGGCCCAGTCATCAAAGGTACCCTCATCGATCGGCTCTATAAGCTCGTGAAACTCAGCGGCAAAAGCCGCTAAGAGTGGGCCCACACTTTCAGCGCATCTAAGTTTACGATCGGTGCCTTTTACCGGGTAAGCCTTAATTTTTATCTCGGTTGGATCTTGAGAGGCCGGGTAGCCGTTATAACTCTTTAGCATTATGAAAGCAGTAGAGCCGCTTCATCGGCAGTAATGCCTAGGCGTTCGAGTAAGGCAGCTTTATCTACTGCGCGTTGAGCTGCTAAAAACTCCTCCTCGGCTTTTGCACTTTGAGCCTCGGCTTGAGCTGCCTCAATATATGCCACTTCATCGGCGGTGGCTTCTCTTTCTTTACTTATGCCATTTTCTACGTATGTAATTAACATTTCATCCCCTAACTATTCTTAATACCAAAAATTGATAAAGTGCCCGTTACGGTGCCTGCACCCGGATAAACCGTTAAACCTGTAAACGAGGTAGCATCATTAAAACCAATATCTACAAAGTTTTGCTCTATTGCAGTGGATGAGTTTGTAGAGGTTCTCATTTGGCTATGCTTAGTCTGTGCTAAAAAGGGAGCAATAAAATAACCTGTAATAGACATCCTAGAGCCTGTCGCTCTAGTAGGACCTAAACGCCCTGCCGTTTGATTTGTACCTCTACCGCCGGTAAATACTCCGGCTGATACGTCATAACTTGCTCGATTATAATTAGAGGTCGTGTTATCAGCGCCGCTTACTCTGTAACGATAATTTAGATCGTTGTCATCTGTTGAGGTATAATTACCTACAAGAAAATAATTTTCGTAAGTCGTAGAGAATATATTACTTAAGTCGATAGACGAGCTAGCCGAAAACGTAACGGTAGTAATATAAGTAAAAGAGCCGCCTCCGCCTGCCGTGGCCCATTTAAGTCCAGTAGCCTCTGCTGAGTCTGCCGTAAGTACTTGTCCATTTGTACCGACCGCTAGACGTGAGACTGTATCGGCTGCAGTAGCCGCAATTAGATCACCCTTAGCATCGACTATAGATTTAGCGACTGCGCCATTAGCAAGATCATAAGTAGTTTTAACTGCATTAGCCGTAGCTGCAAGAGTAGTAGAGGTACTAGAGGTAGAGTCTGATAATTGCACTGCGCCAAGATTTGACGTAGTACCGCTGAGGATACCTACGGTGACGGTACCTGAGGTACCTCCTCCAGTAAGAGGGCTAGTTACTGTAACGCCTGTAATATCACCGGCAGCATCGGTAACCCATACAAAATCCATATCGGTATTAGAGTTTTTTGCTAATACTTGGCCGCTTGTGCCGCCTTTAAGATCGACTAAAGAGGCATCGATCGAGTCACCAAGAGCCTCGATAGCGGTAGCTCCGTCTTTTACTAAGTCCGTAGACGTAGGTACGGGCCAGCTAAAATTAGGGGTAGTAGTTGCCATTACGTTAAACCTCCAAAAGCATTTTCCCAGATAAGTGTAGCGTTTACACCTGTCCAAACTAGGTTAGACGGGCTAACCGTGTCCCACTGTGGCGCGACAAGTGAGAAATCTGTAGGGCTTAGAGTAAGGGTTAGATCGACATAACCCGGAGTAGCTCTAATAGCGTACCCCTCTACAAAGCCATTAAAAGAGCCGTTAAACATATTGATAGGTAAATTGTTAATTACTACGGGCTCACCAAAAAACGCGTTTATAAGCTTGTCTCGCTCGGCATCAGGTAGCTCTGAGTTATCTAGCCTAAAGGTAATGCTCTGTAGCTGCTCTCGAGGGATCGCTCGGAGCCCTAGCTCTCGATCCATTAGGTCCTCGACATCGGCTAGGTTATGGAGGTTAGTCGTAACGCTGCGCTGATAGCGGCCGTAGTTAGCGATAGAGCTAGCATCGAGGGCCGTAGCTTGATTAGCGTAGTTATTACCGTAGTTAAATACTAAAGAGTTACGGATCTTACCTATCTGTAGGATCGTTTTCACCGTAGAGGGAATAGCGTAATTAGCCGATAAGTCCGTATAACCATTAGCCGATAAGTAAGCGGTACGGTGATCCGTATCGGCGTAGCACACTCGCCCAGCTTTATCCTCGTATAACTGCCCTTGTGCGCTTTGTGCTATCTGAGCGCATAAATTATAGCTAATACCCGGGTCAGCTGTTCGAGCTATCATTTCGTATAGCCCAGGCTGATCGATCTCTCCTAGCCCTACGTTTTCTGCATTAGCCCACGTAGTCGTAGGGTCGTAGTTAAACCACTGTAGGGCAGGTGCTACCTCAAACCACGAGTTAATAAGCAGCTCGTTTAATATGTCGTAAATCTGAGTGCCGTCATTTTCTTTAGCCAAGGCATCGGGAAATAGAGCTTTAGTAAGCTTGGCTAAAGATCCTACGGCCAAGATATTACCGATCGTTATAAATCCAGTCTCTTCAGGCGAGCGCACCGAGATACCAAAATCTGATACCTCGCCGCCAAAAACGGGTACGTATGCCCCGGCACTATTCTTAAGCTCAAGGGTAAGGGCATCGGTTACGTCAATATCAAACGCTGAGTTATTTAAGTTAATAATTTCCATACGTGCGTAGCCTGCGTTGCATTGTAAATCGATATCATCGCGGCCCGTAGCCATATTGACGGCTAGCACGTTATCGTAAACGGTAGTACCTACCGTGATCCTCCACTCAGGTAACCACGTACTCATAGTAAATAATTACCTGCTCCTCGATTTACCGAGGTGCCTCTATAAGTAGACTGATTAAGTAGATCCTCTACGGCTCGAGCGATAGCCTCAGGATCTCCAATACCTGTATTAATAGTTACGTCTACGCTTTGACCGGGAAAGCCCATAGTAGGGTTATATCCGTAGTTAGGTGAGGGCTCAGTAAGTGTAGGCATTTGAGTCAAGGTAGGCATTACTCCAGCTATAACCCCAGCACGTAAACCGCCTGACGGTCCTAGCTCGATATAGTCTCCCTCAGCGCCAAGTTTAAGATCGCCAAACTCGCTTTTATTACCATTTAATAAAGCAAGATAATCTTTAAGCGCTTTGAGCCTTGCATCATCGGCCAAGGCTTGAGCCTTAGCTACTCGATCGATCATAGATAACTCGGCAGACTCAAGTAAAAGAGCTGCAGTATTAGCCGCGCTTGTAGTTTTACTAATAGAGGCCAAGCGTGCTATCTCGGTTAATTGGATCTGTACGCGCTCGTTATATGACTCCTTAGCCGCTAAGGTACCTGCAGCCGTTATAGCAGCGTTATATTTCTTAAACGCCTCCTCACGTGCAAGCTCTTTATCGCCCTCAGCCATACGGCTAGTATTAATAACCTTTAGCTCTGTGAGTAGCTGAGTATTAAGGGATGAGAGAGTAGCGTTACTAATCTCGGTAACACCGGCTAACTTTTGTAAATCGGCGTTTTTTTGGAAAGCTGCAAGCTCGCTTATTTTCTTAAGAGCTTCATCGCCTTTATCCTGCTCGATCAGCATTAAAGCCTCAAGGCGTAGTTTAGTCTCTTTGTCATATGTAGACTGTAAAGCGGCAGCTAGCGAGATCCGAGTACTATCGAAAGCGGCAGCGGCCTTAGATAGTGAAATCTTATTCTTTTCTGCCGCGGCTGCCTTGGCTCTTTCAGCTGCTAATCTCTTTTGGTTTGCTAGCTCTTTTGCCGCTGCAGCTGCTCTTTCTTTAGATAATTTGGCCTCTTGTATTGAGTCCTGTCCACCGGTAAAAAAACGTCTAGCGCGAGGTTTAGGTTGGTCCATAAAGCCGGCAGGATTACCCTCTACAATTAAATCTACAAAAGGCTGCGTAGCGATAATAAACTTTTCTAAACCTGTAGCGATAGGGCCAAAAATATCTACTACGCCTCGACCAAACTTACCTAGATTAGTTAAAGCCTCCGAGGTATTAGTAGCTAATTCGGCCATACTTTTAGCGAGCTCGTCTACGGTGCTATCACCGGATAAAATCATAATCGCATCGACTAGCCCGGTACCTATGATTTCCTGAGCATTATCGGCGGCCTCGCCTAATACGCGCATCCTGCCGCTATAAGTATTTAGCTCTGCCTCAGCTGAGCCCTTAAAAGTTTTAGTCAATAGGGCTAGGGCATCCTCAAACTTTAAAGTCTTAAGCTCTGACTGTGTAAGTCCTAGGTTATATTTTTTTAGGCCCTTGTTATTACCTACGTATGCGGCTGCAAGATCCTGATTAACGGTTAAAAGATCCTCGCCCGATCCTGCCGCTATCGATAAGGATACGTTTAGTAGCTCTGTGGATTTAGAGGCTGAGGCCGTAACGCTTATAAGTTTCTGGAAAGCCTCGCGTAATACCTCGCCTTGGTATCCATACTTGGCCGAGATATCCTCAAGGTTACGCTCGATCTGAGGTACCTCAAAAGCAAGCCCTAGGTTTTTTACTACCCGAGCAAGCCGTACCGCTGACTTCTCATTTTCTGCAAAAGCTTTGATAGCATTTTTGCCATAATTAGCTAGGGCTGCAGCTCCAAAAGTAACGCCAAAAGCTTTACCTAAACTTTTTACGCCTTTCTCAAAGCCCGAGATTTGCTTTTGGCCTTTACCGAGGGCTTTACCATCAAAGGTAGTTACGGCGCTTACGACTAAGCTAGGGATATTTAGTGCCATTATGCGGCCTTGGTATATCGGCCTTGATTAAAGGCATTTACGGTTTTCTCAATAGCTCGTATTACTGCAGCTTGAGCTTTACCCTGATCCTCGGCCCACGCTCTAAAGATCATACGGCCGCGCTCCTCGCGCTTATCTCCATATAAAGGGCCCATACGACTAATAAAGTGAGCACCGGCATTAGGGTTATTTGATTTACTTGCAGAGGATCCACCGGGATTAGCTCGGCCTGCAGTCTCGTAAATCGCTCCGGCAGCTGATTTATTAGCTACATAGTAAAGAGCTCGCCATCCATTTTTATTACGTGAGCCTGCAGGCTGCGCGTAGTAAATACCTTTTTTTACGGTCTCATAATCGTAAAGCGGAAAGAGGCGTACTCGGCCCTCAGTGTTAAAGGTTCTAAAAGCCGAGTTTTTGGCAGTAATAGTTTTACCTACCGTATTCTCGTTCCAGCCGTAAAGGTTATCCGGTTGAGGTGAGGGAGCGTATCCTCGAGCTTTATCCCGGATAGGGATCATTACCGCTTTAATCTCGGCGTTCATCTCTTTAAGTAGCTCAGGATCTACCTTACGAATAGCTTTAATGGTGGACTTAACGCCTTTTACCTCTATTGGCATTTCGCTCCACCTCTTTAGCTTGATCGTTTAATACTTGCACTAACATCTTGTACATCTCTGTATCGAGATCGATAACCGACTGAGGCGAGATCCCTAACCGTATCGATAGCTGCGCTACCTGATAAGTAAGGGAGTCTCGCCCTAGCCTAAAGGTTCATCGTCTAGGACCTCGACCTTTACTAACGTATCTAGAAACTCAGCGCCAAAAGGTTTAACGGTCTCGCCACTTGTGCGTAAACACTCGTGAGCCAGCCAGTAAACATCGCTCTGCTTTTCATCATCTCTAAAGGCTTTATGAAAACCTTTTTTTGCGTAGAGCTCAAAGGCATACTCGATCCGTGGAGTGATTTGGTGCTCGGTCACTTCACCGGTTGCCCTTGTTATTTTGAGTCGTGCCATTTGTTGCCCCTTTGTTAGTTGGTTATACGGTTGTATCTACTACGATAACTGAGTTACAAGTAAACGTAATGGACTGAGTAGAGATATCTCCTACTGCGCCGTTAATATCTGTAGTGTTATTAACTAGGACTGTAGTCTGATACTCAGGGTTAGCAGCTGAAATAGCTGCGCTTGTCTGCTTAAGTGTTAGAGGTACTGTAGTACCCCAAGCAGCTTGCAAGGTCTGTAAAACTTCACTAGCTGCAGTATCGTTTAGAAAATCAAGAGTAACCGTAGAGGTTTCTAGCCCCTTGGCATATCGTCTCGCGTTATCTCCCATAGCCGTTACTTCGAGCTCCTCGAATACGCGGTTAATAGTTGCGCTTGTTACGTGATCGGATAGGTCTACCGAGTTAAGGGTTACGACCACTCCATTACTTAAGAATACGGCCATCGACCTATTCCTCGCTTTCGGTTGTAGTTGGTATTGGTTTTACTTTTGCTACTTTGACCGGTTCAGGCTCGTCTACGATCTGCCCGATCTTTCGCAAAAACTTTAGGTCATCCTCTGTATATGCCATTTGTTAGCTCCAGCTCGTGAGAATTGAGATATTAAAATCAGCCGTAAGCAGCGTTCCACTTTGTACCTCAAGTACTGTAGGAGCTGACATACTGCCAATATTCATTACGATATTAGAGGCGGCTAGTTTATTAAATACTGCTACCGCCGTAGTCTCGATACCGTTTAGATTACCTTGGTTATCTAGCATTGGTACCGTCATAATAATTTTTAAGTTTGCTAAAGGCGAGATCGAGTTATAAGTGTTATTACTTGGAGTTAAATACGGATCCGCCGGGGCCACGATTACGCTATTAGCCGTAATAGTTGGAGGCGGAAAGCTATAGGTATTCCATACGTTTGGATTAGCTAAAGCCGTAGCTACTGAGGCGCGGAGTGTAGTAATAGGAGCAGGCATCATCCGACCATACTGTTAGGATTTTGATAGCCGCTTATGAGCCCCCGGATCTTGCCGATCATTGAGTTACCCATCCGATAAGGGCTAGGACTAAAGCCATCGATCGTCACGCCGCCGGTCTGTGAGACTTGGCGAGCTTGGAAAATATCTACTGCAAGGATCATAGCTGCCTCACGGATAGCCGGAGTCGTAGCGTATGAGTTAGTTTTTGTATCTGCTCCTACGGCTGAGCCATAAGGTAATACCCGTTGGAAATTGACGTTAGCCGCGGTCTTTGTAAATTGGATAAAGCTATAACCTGCAGGCCAATTCCAGCTATAAGGGTTCCATACAAGGGTAGGTATTTGATTTGTAGTACCGGCGCTCCAAGGCATTGTGCCAGTAATCGTGTAAGTGCCGTTAAAAGTTGAGCCGCATCCACTCAAGGTTACGCTCTGCCCTGTAGTAAAGATCATAGGGTTAGCGATCATCGCGGTAGCTACGTTATTTTGTAGAGTTACTCCGACTACGGGAGCTGAGGCAAACCATAAAAACTGATTTAAGAGATCCTGCGCCGTTTGGCAACACGTCTCGACTATATCGCTCGAGTAAAGATTTTCGATACCAAGGTTAGCGCGTAGCTCGGCCTCGGTGACGTATGTAGCAGGCATCTTTACTCCTATCTTAAAAAGGGCCGGTAGGGCTCAAAGGGCTAAGAGCCCTACCGACTATTAGGTTTTTTGCTTATGCTTTCGCAAACTTGATAATACCGTAAGGCATTTTTGCGATAGTTGCCATAAAGCCGTAAATAGCTACCTGTACTTGTAGGTTAGATACGACGTTTACGCTCATATAAGCCTGAGGTCCACGGTAAACCGTAAACGCCTCAGGTGCGAGGATAATTGCAGAGTTATCATCTACTGCAGTCTGCGTAAAGTTACGATCTACGTAGAGATCGAGTCCTAGTACGTTACCGCGGATAGAGCCCGGTCCTACTTGTCCGGCTGCGTTCATTGGTTGGATCGCGTTATAAATTGGTCGCTTTGTGGTATCTGTTGCGCCCATTAATAGCTGCCATTGTGCACCGTTACCGATATAGTTCTGCGCAAAATAGCCAGTGTTCTCATATACAAGCTTGGCAGCTTGTGAGGTGTAAGCGATTACGCCATCACTGTCAGCCGTAGTAGCTGAGGCGTTAGTACCTGCAGCGATTAGAGCGTTAAGTACTGCAGTATCGATAGTAGTTAGATAAGCATTTTGTAGCTGATTTGTAAGCTCTGCGTAGAAATTAGGATCTGAGCGCTCTAGGAGTTCTACCGAGATCGTGTTCATACCGGCGTACTTAGATACTGTACCTGTTAGATACTCTGTAACCATACCTGTATTTTGTACGTTTCCAGCTTCGGCCTCGACTGTAACTACTGGAGCTACGCCGTTACCTCCACCGGCACTCGTAACGAGTGAGGGCACGCTTATATTCATACCCTGAGCAGGTAAAGTGCCCTGTGAGCAGGCATCGATCGCCGGGGTTCCAAAGCGTGTATTAGTTACAAACTCTGAGAGGTACTGCGTAGGGTTAAAAGCAGGGTTAGTGCTAAAGCTATCATCGGCTGCAGTTACATAAAGGCGTGACTCATCGCTACCTAGTGCAGCTTTGATCTTGTGCTCTGTATATGTAGCCATAGAGACGATAGGGGTACGGACTCGCTGAGAGTCTAGTACTGATGGGCGGATGATCTTACGAGCAGCCTCGACCTTTTCAGCCTCAGCCGGTGCATCTACCGGAGTTTCATCCGGTGTATTTTCAGGGGCAGTGGTCACGGCCTCCTCCATTTCTGTTTCTGTTTCTGTTTCGATCTCTACGATAGTCGTAGAAATAGTAGTTGTTTTTTCTTTTGTACTTGTAGCAGCCTCGAGAGCTGCACGAGCAGCGGCAATATCCGTTACTGATGCACTAGAAAAGGCGGCACTCTCGACAAGTGATACCTCTTTGAGGACTGCAGCGGTAACGAGCAAGTAATCTCCCATTGGCTTAGAGGCGGTTACATCCACCCCTACGGATAAGCCGGAGACGAGATTTTCTTGCGCTAATACGAGTGCATCTTGTCCTCGAGTGCTACTCGAAAGCTTAAACGATCCATAAACTCCAGCCGTAGAGTCGCTAAAACTAATAGCGCGGCCTACCGGCTTATCTTGTTGATGCTGCATTAATAATTTAATTTTTGAGGCATCCGCATAAGTAATCGAGCCGCGCTCAAACATTACTGGCCCTGCGCTTGTGTGCCCGATCTCGCCATATGGTGCGACAAGTCCGGAAACGATACGGCGCTCTGTATCTGCAGCTTGGATTTCTTGACTAAACGTTAGTAGCACTTGTATCCCCCAGCGGTGTTAGTTGCTCCATCGATCTAGCTTGATCTACATCGATTAAATCGAGATTTAACATTTTCTCGATAATATCTAAACGATCTTTTGCATCGACACGTAAAAACGTATCGTCTACTGCAAAACGTACCTGATTAGAGCTATTTGTAATATCGTTCATTGATAGACGATCCTCAATAGCTGAAATATAAGGCTGCAGAGAATAAGCGACAAACTCTTTACGGCCATCTAATATATTTTGGTATGTCATTGAGTTATTCATATCCGCGCTAATTAGGTAGCTTGGCACGTTCATCGCGCGGCTAATTTCGGTAGCGAGGTACTGGCTAAAATCTACGTATCCCATTTCTTTAGGACTAAAGCCGATATTTTCTGCAGTGAGAGTAGAGGTTAAATATGCCGTACTGCGATTTCTACGAGCTGAGTTCCAGCCGGCTAATATGCCTTGGATCTGAGACTCGGGTAAATCTGCGCCATTATTTTTTAAGATAGTAGTAGCCATTGGAGTAGCTGCACTTACGGCAGCGGCTTTTTGTACATCCCACGCGGCTTTAATAGTAGTACTTGCAGACTGTAATACCCCAGGTAACAAAGACTGAAAAGTTACAAGCGATCCGATACCAGCCATCGGTACAAGCTGACCATCTACAAAATAATCTTTAACCTCAGTGCCGTATTTGTTAGTAGTGTAAGTAACGCGATTATTAGCGACCCACTCAAAGCCTGACGGTCTGCCATCATCGGCGTACAAACTTGTAACGCGCCAATATGCGACTGCATAAAACATAAGACTATCTACGGTAGCTGCAATAGTAACGCTGCGAGGTTGGCGCTGATCGGGCTGCTCTAACCAAACCGGGGATCCTAATTTTTCACCGGTTGATTTTTTATAAAGTCCAAGATCGATCGAGGAAATTACTCCGGCTACAAGGTTACGGCACCGAGCTACGCTACTAACTTGGAGTGCAAAATTGCGATCAATACCTATACCGTTATATCCAAAAGCGCTATTAGTATTAAAGGATCCGTAGCCAAACGTGGTATCCATAACCGCCGGGGCATACTGAGCCTCTACGGTCTGCTTTTCAGCTGACTTAAAGCCAAGCGTTTGTAATAGTCCCATAGTCTCCATTTTTCCATATTGTCAAGCATTAGTACGGTTATAAAGAGCGTGTCTAAACGTATACTTTAGCCTCACCGAGAGGCTGCGTAAGTACGTGGACCACCATACTAAGTCCGATCGCAATATCCACGGGCCCGGCGGATTTACGGCGGATAATTCTCCAGCTCGCATCGCTTTCCTTGGCAGCGCAATTAGCCATATGCGTTACGAGCTCATCTTGGCCCGAGTGTACTAATCGCTTGTTAGCTAAAGCCTCGTAGAGATCGCCCGAGGCTTGGTAACCCTTAGTACCGGATATATCCATAATTTGTATACCGTTTACCTCAAGGCGTTTAGCGATCGAGGCAGTCGTGTACTTGTCATAAGCTACGGCTCTCGGGTAGTAAACCTTGGCCCACTTAGCAATAGCGTTAGCTACAAAGAGCTCATCGATCGATACCTCGGATCTAAATATCTCGAGCACTGCTACCCCTATCCGACCATCGGGGAGTACTTGGCCCATAACGAGCGACCCGTCTCTACGACTCGGAGCTACGTCAAAAGCAAA